AAAATACTACACCTGTAGATGACAAGGATAAATTAGCAAGGGAAATGATGATTAGCTTTTCACACCCTACTATTGAAAATATGAAGAAAGCTGTCAAAGAAATATTTGGTAATGAAAAGTTAGTCGCAGAAAGATATGTATCTAGCAAAGATGAAGATATGCTCATAGATATTATTGGTAGAGTAGACTATGAAAGTAATCTTTTAATAGGAGAAGCCAAGACCAAGCCACCTACAATAAAAAAGAAAAGGGGTAAAGACGAATACTACATGGCATCAACGCAGCTTCCAACAGATCCAGACCCAATGCACGTTAGCCAACTTGCTTTCTATTATCATTGCACAAAAAGAAAACCTTTTTTATTTTATGTAAATGAAAATGAATACACTATCTTTGATGAAACACACGATATGTTAAAACATAATTATTTAAAAGAACAATACAATCTTTTAGTACAAAGATTAAAATCTTGGGAACAACTAATTGTATTCTGTAAAGGTGATATACAAAAGCTATCATCCTTTGCTGAACCACCAGAATTAAATCATCCTTTTTATTATAGGGATTTAATAGACGACCAAAAAAAACAAATCAAACAACTATGGGGGTTAAACGCATGAAACTAAACATATATCAAAAACTACACAAAGCAGCTTGTGAAGCTGGAGGTGTAGCAAAAGGAAAAAAAGTACAAGGAATGATGTTCAACCCATTGCTCCACGATGATGTACAAAAAGTGGCAATGGAAGCATTACTAAACAATGGGTTATATCCTGTTTGTACTTACACTAACTATGTTAAAGAAAGTTTTATCATGGTGACTTGTTCAATGAAGATACATGACATTGAAGATCCAACAAGTCATATAGATATTGAGGGATGTAGTGCAATGGGAAACTTAGATAAGTTTGGTACAGGTAATGGTATGAGTTATGCTAAAAAGTATGCTTATCTAAATGCTTTACATTTAAAGACAGGTTTAGATAATGAAGATGGTTACAATGCTAAACCTTTTAATAAAATTCCACAAAAATCAAGAAGAGAAGAACTTATAGAAGAAAAGTTCGGTGGTACAGAACATGATAACAATCATGTCATGGCAATAGATAATATCGAAAAAGATATTAAAAATGCAAAGACTATTTATGAGCTAAGAAAACTTAGAAATTATAAATACAAAGACGCATTTAATATTGCTATGAAAAATCACCTTAGAATTTATAGACAATTAGATGATCTATATGGCACTAAGGAAACACAACTAAACACACAAGGAGTAATATAATATGAGTGACAAGATATACATAAAACTTGTACACAACCAAGACAAACAAGCAGGAGATAATAGACCATCTTTTGTTGCACCAATAAATCCAAAATCACCAGAAGGAAAAACTTGGAGAATAGGTGTAAAAATTGGAGAAACATGGTACAACCAAGCAGGATTTGATGATCTTGACGAACAAGGTAATCCCACAGGGATTATTAATGTAGTCTTGACACCTTCAAATACTGGTTCAGCACCAGCAAAGCCGAGAGGACCGCAGTCGTCTTTTGCACCTAGCGATAGGTTTGCAAAAGGTCAAGGATCAGGATATAACAAACAGAACTACAAATATTAATTTAGATTTTGTGGTTCAATGGTGTGGCGGAAGTTTTTTTGAGTAGCGAATCATGTTGCCTCTTTCCTTTCTTGGCAATGCTCCCTCTTTATTTGTTTTCTTCTGCCATACCTTTAAAACAATATGAAATATATAAATAAGATTATTAAATTTATATCAGATGTTTATCTGTGCTTTCTTTTTATACTAGCACTACCAATAATTATTATTCATAAATTTTTATTTAAAAAATAATATGAAGATTACAGACATAGACAAAGAAATTAAAAAGAAGATTGTAGCAGATCGTCAAAAAGAATATGGCGATTATCAATACAATTTTACTATACTTGCCGAGCTTTTTACCTTAATATTAGCCGCCAATTTAAAAAAGAAAATAAAACCACATCAAGTAGGTCAGCTTATGATGACACTCAAATTATTCAGAAGCACAAGAGGATATAAAGCTGACAATTATCACGATTTATCAGTATATAATGACATGACTTTTGACCTACACAAAAAAGATATAGACAAAAATGATAAAAACCGATAAGTATATAAGAATTAAATTTGGCGAAGCTAGTTTCCAACTGGTTGAAAGATTTGATGAAGTTAAGAAAGCTGCCGACCCCAACGCACAAGGGGAAGTTGTAGAATGTAAAGTCTCAGCAATAAAAATAGACTTTACCAAAGTAACAAAGGAGAAAGATGGAAGAGTTAAGGACTCGCCTTCAAAAGTACAGGGATCTTCAACAGAAGAAACACGAGAAGTTCTTGGAAGCCAAAAGACAAGTAAGTAAGTATCAAAAAGATTCTTACAGATTGATTTGGAAAATTGAGAAGGCAAAAGAAGAATTAATGAGAGCATAACACTCGTTAATTTACATTGCTAAAAAAAACAACAAAAACATAGGGGGATCTATGACCTTGTATAAACAAGAATTTGAAAAACATATAAAAAAAATAAACAACAATGATTTTATTTACAAACATAAGATAGCTTTTTATTTATTATCTGAAAGAGAATATAAATTATATAAAGCAGGATTTAAAAAAGGTTTTGAATTAGCACAACAAAAAATGTCAAATCATATTACAGAAATAAAAGAAACACATATTGTACCAAGACAGATGGAACGAAAAATTATTGGTTATCAATTTAGAAAACCTAAAAAAACAGAAATAGATTCTGTTATTAATAAAGTTTGTATTAAGTATGAGGTAAGCAAGAAAGAATTATTTACCAAGACTAGAACAACAGATATTGTACGATCCAGAAATATTATTCACAATATATTAAATGAAAAATATAAGATGAGTCTGTCAGATATAGGTAGAATTTTTGGACAAGATCATACTACAGTTTTAAATTCTATACAAATGAAACAGCATAGAAGAAGATTCTGGAATGATGAGCAAACAATATGGCAGGAGTTTAAAGAGCTTACAGAATAATGAATAAACACAAATGCTCTAAATGTAAAAGAGCTGCTATAATTATAGAAAATAAAATATATTTTTGTGCTAATTGTTATTTAATATTAAAAAAAATATTTACTTCTTAAATCCTGATAACATAGACTTGTAAGACTTAGCACTAATAGTAGATTTAGATTTTGATCTACTTGTACCAGCTTTTTTTCTTTTGTTTATATTATAATACAAACCTTTTTTAGCTGTCTTACCAGACTTTGTTTTGTGATAACCTTTTTTCATTAGTTTCCTTTTTAAAATTACAATATTTGTCAAAACAAGAACCATCCTTACCATCATGGCAAAAATACTTCTTAGTATGAGTTATAATCCATCCACCCATAGTATTCAATAATTCTTTTTTACACCAATCGCAATATCCACAGATGAACTCTCTGTATTTATTTTTGTTCCAACTTTTTTTTCGCACCCTTAATTTTACTATAAAAAAAAACACTTGACAAGCATATCCAAATAGTATATAATAGATTTAGAAAGGAGATTATTATGAAAAAATTTTATACAATTTTTTTTGATGAAATAAAATTTACAAACAGCACATCACTTAAAAATGTTTTGTTTGTATCTTTAGATAAAGATAGCTGGTTAGAAATAAAAAATAGAAAAAAGCTGTCTATTAAAGAGTATGAAGATGTAAAAGATATATTTACAGATAAGGTAAATAAAGATGGTACAACTTCTGGTTTTATTAAAATTGGCAAAAGATGGTTGCAACTTTTAGCACATCAAAATAATAAAGATTTTAATTCAATTATTAAAACAATTAAATAAATAATTTAAGGCGATCAGAAATGGTCGCCTTATTTTTTTTTCTTTTTTTTACAGCTACATAATTTAAAAGTTAATAGATCATTTATTTTTTCATTTAAAATATCTATCCAACAAAAAAATTTTAATAATAATTTGTCTACCATTTTTTGCAGCTCCAATATCTTGCAGTTAATTTGTTAGTTGCAGTAGCACATCTATGTCTAGCACGAAAGGATTTTCTTCTAGCTGGATTAGATTTTTTAATAGTCATGTTGGCATCCCCATATCTGATGAGCTTTACCTTGCTGCCTGACTTTGCTAGTACAGCAAACTTTTTAGTTTTAGTTCTAGCTTTC